TACACTATATTCTAAAAATCCCGCTGTACAGTCTCCATATACACCTGACCATATCGCTTGATATTGTGCTCCATTCCTTACATTATCAACATCTACAGCGCAATAGTTTCCTGTTACTTGAGTTTGAGTTGTAAAATCAGTAGAAGCTCTTTGAGTTGCACTACCAAATACTCCTAAAGGCACGAACTCTCCACTAACATGAGATTCAATATCTGCGCTTACATTTGCAAAGTGTTTTACATTTAGAGTATTAACATTAAGTCTATCAGAGTTTATAGTTCCTGTTGTAATCGCACCACCTGATATAGCTGTTACATTAGTATTAACATCTCCAGCTCCTATAGGTGTTGTTGATGAACTTGGATTGGTGATGTTAGTTAGTGCCCCCTTAAAGGAACTCGCACCACTTAAATCTCCAATTACAATATCACTAGTAGCTATTCTAGCTGCTGCAAGTGTTCCTGTTGATATATTACTTGCATTTAGATTTATTACACTTACATTTGCAGCATTAAGTGTTCCTGTTGTTATTTTGCTTCCACTAATACTTGTTACATCATTAGCTATAGCATTTTGTACGTCGCTCGCCGCAAAAGTTGTAAAACCACTTGGATTATTTGATGCGTAAGCTGCTATATCAGTTCTAAATGATGCAGCATCTGTAATTTTTCCTGCTATAAAACTTTGGTTTACATTTCCTAGTATTGTTGCAGTTGAATCATTATCTACGTTTCCAAGTCCTACATCAGTTGCAGTAGTATTTGAATTTAAAGTGTTTGTTGCAGTTAAATCAGTTCCTCCAATAGTTAAAGTACCTTTATATGATGCACTACCATCACTTGCTATTCTAAAGTTTTGTGAAGATAGACTTCCATTATTTAGATTAAATATTGTTCCTGCAGAAGTAAATCCTGAACCATCTGTATTTCCTGCATGGTTTGTTGATTTTAATGAACCAGTTGTAATATGGTCTCCATCAATAGTTGTGATTCCACTGCCGTTTTGACTAAATTGTCCACCACTAAAAGTTACAAGTCCTGTAAATGATGTTGCTTGTAAAGCATTTCCGCTACCGTCTCCTGTTACTGATACAGTACCCGTGCCACTTCCAGAACTACTCTCTGTTACAACATAGTATACAAACCAGGTTTTTGAACTACTTGCTCCTCCAGTTGCAGTTGGTGGAGTTCTATTATATGTTGCTCCACTTGTTCCAATATCTGTTCCTGAAAAACTTCCATTACTAAAAGTGAAAGTTATTGGATTACTTGGTACAGCTGGAGCGCTCGCTGATTCTTGTTGAAAGAATAGTTGCCCTGTTGCTGTTTTTAACCCAGTAAGTCCTGTGCCCCCAACAACTCCAGCTGTCACGGCAAATAGAGTATTTATACTATAAGCTGTGCTTCCATCAGTAACTATTTTTGCAATAACTGTATCTCTTACAAAATCTGGTTTATAACTTAATTTAAATATTGAAGCTCCAGAGTATGCTCGTGGTACAGGATTATCTATTTCCATCTCTGTATCAGAAGTAATATTAGTTACTGTTGCAAAAAATCTTGTAGTTCCTGCAGCATTTATTATAAATCTATCTCCAACACTATAATCTGTTAAAAATGCAGTACTTGACCCTGTTACTGTTGATTCCTCTAAAGAAATAGTAGCTGTACCTGATGCAGAACTTATACCTGCATTTGATGCTCCTACTTCTGCTAAGTACTCAAAGTTAAGTTTATTTCCGCCAGCATCTTCTGCTGTTGTATCTGTTTTTATTTCTATAGCTTTTAAGTGGTCACTTGTGTCATCATTATCAAAAACTAAAAACGCTTCTGCACTTGCTCCCATTCCATTAAATGCTTGTTGTTTATTTGCTGTTGCAGTTGAAGTAAAATTATGAGTTATACCACTAGCGGTAATAAATTCGTAAGTTGCAGAACTAAAATCTAAAACACCAGAAGATGAATTTATTGATACACTTACATTTAAATCTCCACCTGTAGGCAGTCTTCCTATTCTAGATTTTGTATTTGGTATACTTGATATTTGTTCTTCTTTAGTATTTATTCTTTTTTGAACTATTGCTGATTTTATACCTCCTGTATTCACAGTTTGTATTTGAACAGTAATTCTTCCTAATCTTTGAACTGGTATATCTATGTGGTTTGTATCTTTATCTACAAGTATAGTTTCAAATATGGCTCTTCCAGAGGCATTGTGTCTAATTTGATAATTATTTAAATGTTCATATTTTGAAGTTACAGAGTTTCCAGCTGAGTCTGTTCTTGTGCTGGTTGGGTGTTGCCAAGAAACTCTCAAAGAACCTGTAGACGATTCTAAATCAACTCCCTCACTTTCTACACTTTCAACAGAACCTGCAACAAAAGCTAGTGTTAATGATTTTGGTACAGGAACTTCATCTTGATATGAAGGTGGTTTATTAGTATCTATTCCAACATCTAGTACATATCCTCTATCTACTAAATCAAACTTAGCTGGTTCATACTTTAATGCTGCTATATTGTATATTCCTTTTTCAGTATTATTTATAGCTGAAATAATATATTGTTGTGCAGAACCGCTTTCTAAAGTTCCATCAGTTGCTATTTCTCTTATTGCCCACGCAGCATCTTGTGGTGGTGCTGAACTAAATGCTGAAGAAACATTAATAGTTGTTGTAGAAGCTCCAGTGCTTGATATTGTTTGAGTTTCAACTCTACTATTTGGATTCCAACTTAAATCTAATAAATTTCCACTATCATCTAAAGCGTTTTGTGCTTGTTGACTTGTAGAAATAGTTGTAACACTGCCCCCAATATTAGCTTGAAGTATTAGGTCTCCACGATTAAATGTTGTTGAATCAATTACAGCAGTTTCTTGTGCAAGAAATGCTCCTCCTGTTGGATATATTATAGATAATTTATAAGTGTTTCCACTAGATAAGTCAACAGCGCTGTCAACTTTTATTGCAGTCGTTGTGCTACCTGTAGATATTCTACCACTATTTCTTATTTGTTCTTTTGCTGAATCTTGTACAAATATAACATCTCCAGGTTTTAAGTATCCTGCATTTATACTTGTATCAAAAGCAATGCCTTCAGTTTCCATTAATTCAGTAAGTAATGTCCATTTACCAAATCTATGTGCTTGTCCTCTTGATGTGCAACCAAATGCTACAACATCTTTTGTAACTACTCTACCTGTTTCTAATATATTATTTGTATCTTCTACTGTTTCTACTGCTTTTTTGAAAAAGGCCTCTGGGTCATTCCAAGTTACATTTACTTGATTACTTCTATATTGTTTTTTAGATGAAGTATATTTAAACATTCCTGCAATAACATTTGATTTATTAAAAGTGTATACAGGAGTTTGATATCTATTTTGAGAGAACTGCATAAGTCCATCAAACCAATATAACATTCCTCTAAATATACTAGCAACATTCTGTAATACTTTAAATGCCTCGTCTGATTCTTGCAAGTATAAATTACAAGTAAATCTAGGTTCAGTCCCTCCTTTACCATCACTTACAAGTTCATCACAATATTTTGCTATTTTGAATAATTCATACTTATCAATTTGGTCTTCAGTTATATATTTACCTATACCATATCTATTATTTGTTACTAAATCATAGTAAACCCATGCTGGATTATCTGTCCAAACAGGACTAAAGTTTGCACTTGAATTATTAAATGTATCTGTATCCCCTCTAAAATTACCGTCCCATTGTTGATAACTTCCTTCATTTGCTCCTGAAGTTACATTTCTATCATATTCAGCTGCAGTTCTTCCATCTTCTCCTCTAGGGAAGTAATTAGTTGGAACTTTTACTTTTAATCCTTTTACATCATATGCTCTAGTAGGTAATTTTGCAAAACTTTGTGCATCAAATATTGTGGCAGCATAAGCAGATAACGGATATGATAATTTATCTTCTATAATATTTTCAATACTTACTAACTCACAAGGATTTAAATGGTCATAATCTCCATGTCTAGCATTTGTTGGGTTTACTCTTTCAATTTTTATTTGATAGTCAGATATAGGTTGAAAAGGTCCAAGGTCTAAAGTAAAACTTTCTACAAAAGGTGTTTTTGTATTTGCTCTTATATAGCCACTATTAAATCCATGTTCTCCATCAAAGTTTCTAGTTCTTTGATTGCTGGGTCTAGCAAGTAAGTCTGCATTTGAGGGGCCTTTTAATAATACTTCAGTAAAACTACTATCTCCAGGTCTTTTGAATCCCAAAAACATTCTTAACTCTACAAAAGTACTTGCTTCTTTACCACTTGATTTTTTAGAAGCTATTATTTGAGGAAACTTAAAAGTTAATTTTACTTTATCAATTTCACTTTGATTGCTTACTCCCATTGTTGCTGCAGATATTGTTATGGGACTTGCACTTGCATCAGAAGTATCTGAATGATATCCTCCACTTGTAGTATTATCTACAGGAATACCTACACTAGTTGATAAATCTGTTTGTGCTACTTGTTGACTTGCTGAGTGTATTACTGAGGAGCTTCCTATTCCTCTAAATGTTGATAACCAGTTTTGAGAACGAGTTCCGTTTTTAAAAGCATATTGAAAATTTTGATGATTGTATACAGGAGTTCCTGTTATACTTACTACAGCAGAAGATAGTTCTGCGTCAACATTTGATACTGTTCTATCTGTAGTGCCAAACTCAGTTACATCTGAAACTGTTGCTGTAGAGGCATTAGTGATAGTTGCAATCTTTTTAATTGCATCAATAGTAACATTTACACTACTAACTGTTGTTACAATTGGTCTGTTTATTTCTACTTGTGTTGCTGAGACATACCTAACTACTTCTGCAACTAGTGCCGAACCTCTATATCCTGCTCCTGCTAGTCTTATGTACTGTTTTAAATTTGCTATTCCTTCGACATCATTTCTGCTTTCATCATCTTCCGCAAAAAATGAACTGCCTGTAGTAATAACTACTGTACCTTTTGTAGCACTAGCATTATCTGCAGTTTTCTTAGCTCCTTTTATTCTTATATATCTCTCGCCGTCAGTTACTGCTAGATTATCAAATAGAGTTGAATTATTATCAGTTACAGTATGATTGGAGCTGTTATAGCTTACATTATTTGAGTTACGAACGTTAAATTTTTGTCCTGCTGTACCGATTGTAGCAGGAGTTTTATCTAAATATATACCATCAGTTCCACCCTGTAGTCCTTCAACAGGCCCTTCTGATATTAAATCATATACAACAGCAGTTTGATGCTCATTTGGGCTATCTATTTTACTATCTTCATTTAGAGCTCCGGCTGCTTGTGCAGCCTTTCTATTAGCAGCTGCTAGTTGTGCCATTTTTTTAGCATAACTCATTATATATCTTCTCCTCTTGAACTGTCATCAGTTTCTTCGTCTGAGTTAGCAGGTGCGTCTTGCCCTTGTACTACTCTTGTATATCCTGATTGTTGTTGTGTAACTTTATCTTCTATGAAACCAAAATTTATTATACCTCCACCTACTATTAATCTACCATATAGTAGTGGTACGGCTATTCCTTCTTTTGCATTATTTTGTGGGCCATTAAATAAATAAGACTCTCCTGCGTTCGAGGGACTATCAGGTGTTAGATACCCTGTAACACCACTCATTGCAAGTCCCACACCAAGTGCACGAACTCCCCAAGTTGCTACTTGTCCTGCTGTTGTTAATGTAGTGCCGGTTGCATATGAAGTACCTATACCTTCAATCGCTGTTGCTGCTTCCATAGTTCCTTCTGCTTCTGCTGCCCATTCAAAATTTTGTATCCAACCAGGGCCGTATATAAGTAGTACAACACCTAAAATTACTTTTAATGCATTACTTAAACTTCCTTCTCCTGTTGCAACTGGTGTTATTATTACTGTATTTTGAGGTGGAGCAATTTGTAAGTCTAATCCATCGTCTATTAAATCATCTCCATTTTGTATTGTAAAATCAACTCCTTCCTCTGCTTTTTCTCTAATATACTGTGCAAAGCCTTCTGTTTGACATTCTATAAGTTTAAATATATCACGAAAAGAAGTCGCACTCATGTGCCAATCAGAACCAAACTTTTCTCCTATTTCTCCCATTAACTTAACGTGGGTCATAAACTTCTGCTCCTAACTTTGGGTATGATACAATTAAATATGGTATACCTAAAACTTTTGCCATCTTTTTATCATACTCACTTGGTTTACAATCTTCCATATAGTGACTATGGACTACATATAATATTTTTGAAATTAATTGATATTTACTTAAAACTTTTTCGTCTATTTTAAATGATTTTTCTTCTGTAGAAATATTTTCGCACAAAATCCATTTTTTTCTGTCATCTTGCTCTATTATGAGTCCGCACATTTCCCTTGGTGCGGCTTCTTTAGCTGCTTCGAATATTTCAGGTAAAAACATCATTGGAAATTCTTTGCTCCAGGAAATGCTCCAAAAGGCAAAACTTGATTAGTACTAGTAGCTGCTTTTGGTAAACTAGTTGCTGAAGTTGCATCAACAGGATTAAATCCAAATCTTTTATTACAAGATTCAAGTGTTTTTCCACACTCATCTCCTCTTCTCCAGAAGTTTCCAAATGCAGGAGTATTTCCTGAATGAGTAACTTTTGTTTTCCACAAGAAAGTTAATCCATCAGCTGTTGCTGTGACCATATCATTTAATCTGTCATCTGTAAAAGCATTATAAGTTGTGCTATTTGAGTATGTTCCTTGATGAACTCTTAATCTTTTAAAATTAGTATTTGTATCTGAAGGAGTTCCTAGAGCACTTTTTGCTCCTGCAGTTGCTACTTGCCAGTACATATCTACTGTAACAGTTGAATATGTTCCATTAGCATTTACTTTGGTAACACTATTCCCTGTAGTTTTAATAACTGTATCTACTGTAAAAGAAGTACTGCTTGAAGCAGAAGTATAGTTTGTAAATGAAGTTGTACTTGGCAATACATACTCATTATCTAGAGTTACATAAACTGTGTGTTCCGTACCATTTGGATTTACACCACCAGGAGTAACATTTCTTCTTGTAAATTTTCCTTCTCTATTCCAAGTGCAAGCACCACATTTTGCGCTTTCACTTAAGTCTGGACTTGCTCCTGTATATTCCCATGGACAAGCATTTGAAATTATATTTCTAGCAGGTATTCGTACTCCCTCTAAATCAAAAGGCGCTGCAAGTTCAAAATTGATTGTTGTTGAGTCCTCTGCTTGTATTCTATTTATAGTCCAAACTTGACGAACAAACTCAACAGGTGTATTTCCTGAACCAGGGTCTGCACTTTCTCCTTTTAAATATTTTTTTAAAGTTAATCTTCTTATAAACTTTTTACCTACTAGTAAATCTATATCTGTAGTTCCCATTAAAGTTGTGAATGTAGTGCCAACATTTGATACATTAAAAACAGGTCTAGCGATTGCTCCTGTGACTTTTATTTCGAATCCATCTGAAGATATTGGTATCGGTGTATAGGTTCTTGTAGTAGAGTTACTATCATAGTCGTAGATTTGTAAACTACTACCATCTGAATCTTGTCCTGGAGTTAAATAAGCAAATGTACCGTTTGGTTTTTCTATTTCATAAAGCTCTACTAATTCTGAACCTGGAACTTGTTTTTGTAAATCTGTAATTATTGTCATGCTTCATATACTCTTCTAAATGTTGCTTGTAAAGTATAAAAATTATCAAATGCCCAAGTTTGACTCCAATTTTCGCAAATACAGAAAATACTTTCTTCACTGCTTCCTTCGTTACTATCTTCTAAGTCAAATCTAAATTTAGTTACTCCGCCCAAGTCTTCAAAGAATTTAACTAAATCATCTATTTCTGCTTTTGGTCGTGTAGTAAATGCAACATTTAATGTTTGTTGTTTTGTATTTATTCCATCTGCTATTCTAAGTTCATAACCATCACCAAACTGACTTTTTAATACTTTCATTCCAGTTTGACGAGTAAATCCTTTATCTGGTTGAACAGGTGCACTAAATCCAGTTATATTGCTTCCATCTGATTGCATTATTCCATATGCCATAATCTACTCCTAATACAGACTTAAACTTCCGCCTGGTCTTTGTTGTACCTCGATTTCATTTTTAACAGCTTCTGCTATTGCCTTACCTATGCCTATCATTTCTGCATTATCACTTTCGGAGTCTACTTGTCCTGTTGTCATATTTACATTTACATTTATATTATTTACTCCTGCTCCTCCACTCATTTCTACAGGAATACTTCTTCCGTTTGGTAGTGGAACGACTGCTTCTGTTCCGTGTAACACAGCTGGATAGCCTGAGTTTGGTCCACTTGCTACACCACCCATTGAAAATGAACGATATCCTGGAGCACTCATTATGCCTCCACTTCTTCCACCTGCACCACCAAAAGGTAAAAAATTCATAATAGCCATTGCTGCTTGTTGTGCAAGTATTTGTGCTATAGAGTTAAGTATTGACTTTGCCATATCTGCAAAAGCTTCTTTTGCTGTTTTTGCTCCTGTAATAATACTTTGAAGTGCTGTTGCTAAATTTGATTCCATTGCATCTATTGCTACGTTGTTTACTTGTTTTACTAAATCTAGTGCATTTGCTGCTTGTTCAATTTTTGCGTCAATAAGAGCCATTTCTGCATTTGCTTTTTCTATAAATACAGCATTTTGTTCTAGTCCTTTTGCTTCTAATTCTCTAATTGTTGTTTCTTTTTGTTCTTTTTCTAATTGAAGCATTTTTAGTTTTTCTTGTTGTTTAATATTTTTTGTAGTAATCGGTCCAACCATTTCAGTTTTTGCAATAAATTGAGATTGTAAATTTAGTTTATCGGTCATAAATCCAATTTCTATTTCTCTAAGTCTTCTCATCTCAGCTTCAACTAGTCCGCCTATCTCTCTAATAATATCTAAATCACCCATTGCGGTACCGGTTCCAGCAATAACATCTTTACCATCTCGTTTAGTTACAAAGCCAGATAGTGCGTCTTTTCCTAGAATTGTTTGAAGAAATCCAAGAGTATTATTATCTATTACTTTGTCAACTTGTCCTCCAAGATTTTTAAATTGTGCTAAAGCTTCGGTCATATCTTGGTTTGTTAATCCAAGTAGAGTTTCTCCTGTTAACCCAATGCTTTCTGTGATTTGAGTAAGAGGAGTTGCTCC